AAATCGTTCTATTACCGTATCTTTCAAATTCTTTTTCATACGTATCTGGTAGATACTGATTTAAGAAATCAAAATTTACAATATAGTTTTGGGCTGTTGGAGTTCTTTCTGAACTCGGAGTCAACGCAAATGTTGGCGTTGCTTTTACTTGTCCTGCCATGTTATATTATTTTAAATTATTATTATGTTTTTTTAATACTCTTAATTCGCAGTCCTTTGCTCGAAGGCTGAGAAACTGCTTTCACTTGAAATCCTGATTTTGCAGCAGATTGAGGAGCATTGCGTTCAGACATATCTATATTTTTTGTCTTACGCATTACCTCATCAGTTGCGTGTGATTTGCCTTGCTCATAAAAAAACTTAGCAAACTTTTCAGGGTTCATTGCAACAGCTAAAGACTTATGGTAGCCCTCTGCATCTATAATATACCCATTGTTGTCCATAAACTTATTTAATAAGTTCATTGGAGTTTGATGAGATTTAATGATGTCAGAAACACTTCCAGGAGAGTAAACATAATCAGATTCTCCTATATTAAATTTAAAACCTTTAAATTCAGGATTTAATACTTCATTTGTTTTTTTCTCAAACCACTCAGATTTTTTATTATTTTCTGCTTCGGTAGCTTGTGCTGTTTCTATAAATTGCCTATACTCAATTAATTCTTCAGTGTTTGCAGCGGCAGAACTTTCTCTTGACTCAAGAGGTTGTTTGTATGTATTTTGCTGTTCACGTAGAAATTTTTTAGCTTTAGCAATCTCTTTTTTCTTTGCTAGTTTTATTTTTTTTATATCTGAAGGTTCATGAATTTCTTCATCGATTGCAAACTCATCCATCATATCATCTATGTCTTCTGAATCTAACCCTTCTTCAGTTATTGTATAATATTCACGTAGCAAAGCATCAGGACTTAAATCTGAATAATCTTTTTGTAATTTAGCATAATCTTCAAATCCTCGTCCAGTTTCTTTTTTATACTTTAGGTAAGCAGCAACGTCTTCAGGAAGCGGTTCGCTTTCCTCACGTTCACTAACCAACTCATCAATTGAATTGATTTCCTTACCATATCTTTTTCCAATATATGAAAGAACTTCTTTTTCATCAAGCTCTTTTATTTCTGGAGCTTGATTTTCAGGAGGAGTTTCTACTTCTTCCTGTGTTTGTTCAGCTGGTTGCTCTTCTGCAACAACCTGTTCTTCATTTACTTCTTTTACTGTTACTTCTTGAGTGTCGCTAGCGACACTTTCAGTAGCTTCAACTTCTTGCTGTTGTTCGTGCTTATCAAGAAGTTCTTGTTCAATTTGTTGAGACGACTTTTCTTCTGCCTCTACTTCTCTTACTTTTATATCCATGATTTAATTTAATTTAATTTATTTGCAAAGTTACACAAAATATAAACACATTATCTTGGTTCATATTCAGCTAAATCAAAACCATCTAAACTATCTTCGTTTGATTCAAAGGTTTTAGGTGGAAGATTATTTTTTCTTTGTGTAATTAGTTCAGACTGCTGAGTGTTTTGTTGACTAATTCTTTCACTCTTGGCTTTTTCTTTATCTTGTTCACGTTTACTGATTTGACTTTGAGTCATACCCTGTAATTGTAAATTGTAATTAAACTCTTGCTGCATTAACTGAGCTTTTAAACTAGCCTCTCCTTTTAATTTTTCTAATTCAAAAGCAATATCAGCCTGTCTGTATTGAATTTTTGCTTGCGCCTCAGCCTCTATTTTTTTTAGAGCCACTTGAGCAGCCATTTGTTGAGACTGCATTTGTTGCTGCATTACCGCTTGTTGTTTTTGTTTTTCTTTTTTGGAATCTTCTTCTTGTTTTGCTCTACGTTTTACTTTGAGCAATTGGTTTGCAAGTTTTAAATTTTTTATTTCTCTTATATCAATAGCATCTTCTAAATTTATATCTTGTTTTGACAAGGCCATTTGAATATTTTGTTCGAGCATTGCTTGCTGCTCTTCGTCTGGTGAAACTTCTATAAATACACCAAAATCATATATATATAAATCTGATATTTCTTCTAAAATACCTACATTATACTTTCCAATTTTATTTATAAAATCATCTTTAAAATCAGCAAATTCTAAAATATCCGCTACCCTGTAAGTAAGCGCTTCTGCTAACGTTCTATATATGTAAAGACTTCCATCTAATATATGACGAGTAGCGGTATTAGAGCTTAATGCTGCTAGTTTCTGAACACCTACTAAAGCGTCAGAGTTTGCCGCTGTACCGTCTCTCGCTTCATTTAAGCCTGTTACAGCACGAATCATGTCTAAATAGTGGTTAAGGTTACCTATAAGCATTTGTGCCTTAGAAGCTCCTGAATTGCTTGTGAGCTGCTGTATAGGAACTTTACCCTGATTGAAGTCACCCTCTTGAGTATAACTTCTACCAATAACAGAACCTGTTTGGAAATAAAGTCTTAATGCGTCTTCTGGATTATATGCAGAACCTGTTCCTAAATCTACCTCGTTCAATCCATCTGCATCTATATATACACCATCTGGAACTGTTCTAGCTATAACTTGTTGTAGTTTCAAATGAGTCATCTGAATTAAATCAGCATAAGGTATCATTCTTCTTACAAGAGACTCTATAACACCTTTATACATTCTTGGAGCTACTGCTACATAATTTGGCATTGCATGTTGTGAAGATGATTTAGGTCTTACCATGTTTTTAGCAAGCTCCCATTTTAATATTATATTAGTTCCCATTACCATTACACCATCATACCAAACATCTATAGTCTTTTCGACTTTTTCAAAATTATTCTCCTCCATCATTTCGTCTGGCGGATTAAAAGAATCATCTTTTTCAATCATTCTCATATTTCCGTTATCCATGTTCTTTTTCTTATATACCATCTTCTTTGTGGTTTTATAATTAAAGTACATCAAAGTACAAGTGTCTCGATAAAAAATATCATTTTCATAAAACTGAGCCGTGTTAAAATAATCATACCAGCTTTGTGAGTATTTAGATATTTTATCTAAATCTTCATTAGTGAGGGTAGGGTCAATTTTAATAAGCTCTGCAATTGGAACAGTTTTAATTTCTCCCCAATAAAAACAATCTTTAAAGTGTGGGTCTTCAGTATAACTATAAACTATATTAGCGGGGTCTACATAAGACACTTGAACTCCAGCTCCTGGTAAAAATTCATGTTTAGCTACTCCCATACCAGTAACCATAATATCATAGTCCAATCTTTTTCTTATATCCTCATAATGATTTTCAGCAAATATAGTATCAATAGCTTCTTCTTCTGCTATCTCAATAGCCGGTTTATAATTTAAATTCATATATAAAGACAACTCTTCATCACTTTCAGGTAAATCATCAGGATTCATTGTAAATGGATTAAATCCAGTTCTATTTTGCACTATAGTCAAAGCGTCTTTAGCGGCCATCTGCCCTTGAATAGTCTGTTGAAATTTACTTCTATTTTCTTGAGACAATGCGTCTTGTGCATACGCCTTTACTTTAAATAATCTATCAGACATTCCATTTACAACAATGTCTACAAATTTTGGAATAATAGGAACGGGAGTCCAATCTAAATTAAGATAAGATAAATCACCATCTACGGCTAACTCATTTTTATATTTGGCTATTGATTGTTCACCTCTTGCGTACAGGCGTAATCTGTTAAAGTCCCTCCACTGACTATAGTATCTACATCCATTAGAATCTTTACGAAACCATTCGTATTGAATAGCCTGCCCTATTTGCAACCCATATTCATCGGTAGCTTTTTCAGCGTCAGATACAAACTGACTAGGGAATCCTACAGATGAAATGTTTATGTTTACCTCTTTCATCTAATTAATTCACTTAATGTTCCTTTATTATTATATGTTGCAAAGTTAAGACTTATTTTTGATTCTTTTTTCTGCGGCAGATATACGTTTTTTTGATTTGCCATTATAGCCAATCCTGAACTAATACTAGCATCAAACTTTGTTCTAGCGCTTATATCAAACCTAGCCCAATCTTCTAATGTACGTGTAAAATACACGTTACCCATTTCATCAGCTGCTCTATGAACTCCTTCTAAATCTATGCCCACGTGCTTTTCAATATAAGATTCTATTGCTGCAGCGTGTGATTGCTTAACATCTTCAGAAGTATTAGGTATACCTCCAAGTTCTCTCTCTGTTTTTGACAATTTATTGTAATGCTTATCTGGCCTATTCATACTAAACCCTCTATACCCTCTGTTTTTAAAATGATACAATAATCTGGGTTTATTGTTTTCCACAAGAATTGGCATACCATAGAACACACAAGCCATCAACACTTCTTCAAAAAATATTTCAGCTGTTTGAGGTCTAGCTACATACTCTAAAAAAAACTCATTGCTTGGAGCTTCTTCCATATTGTATTTTGTTAATCCATGCAGTGCTCCATTAGAACCTCCACCTCCAACTGTACCTGATATATCATAAGAGTCACATCCAAACGCCCCTATATGTTCGTTAACTGGAAAATAAATTCCATGTTTTTTAATTTTCTTATTAGCTAAGCCTCGATTAGGTGTCCACGATACTTTAAATCTTCCTCTAGAATCTGGCGTCCATATAACTTCTGAGTCTTTTACACCGTCCTTCCAATAAAATCTTCCTCTTGTTACATGATGTTCCATAATAAGTGAATCATTGTAATCTATCTGCTG